CAACTTTCGGTTTAAACACCGATACGCTCCGGCTGCGCTATCACCCCAATCGAAACTTCGACAAGCTGTTCGAGGGTGATGGACAGATGCCAATAGACAAGGATGCAGTCGCCCAATTCATCGGGTGGATGGGGGAACTTACTATGACCAACCCGCTGTTCAACTGGCGGATGTACGACAGCAACCCGGCCGCCTGATCCACTACAGGTTGCCGAGTAAACTGGAGCCGCCATCGTGTAGGTGTCAAGCCTTCCTTCCGCGGGAAGCGGCTCCAGCCCCACAAAAAGCAAGGAAGGACGACGCATGGCCCACCAGGATCCCGACGATATTCTCGTTGCGCTATTCAAAAATTTGCCGGTGAAGAACAATGCCAGGTCGCTGGCTGAGGGCCGGCCGATCTTCGACGACATGGAGGTGTGCGAGATCCGCGCGCCAGGCTCCAAGGACGTCAAGGTGTTTCCGGCCACCGCGGTGTCGCATTGGGCCACCAGCCCGCATGACGGCGAGCAATTCCAGGTGACCTACGCCGAGCGTTTTCGGCGCCAGTACCAGCAATTCAAGGCGCTCGGCACCCAGACCAAGAGCGGCACACCGCTCGACCAGGTGTCGTTCCTGTCGGCTGGCAAGCAGGCGGAGCTGCGCGCACAGAACATCTACACCATCGAGGCGCTCGCCGCGATCGAAGGCGCCGAGCTGAAGAATTTGGGCCAGGGCGGTCGCGAGTGGAAGAACCAGGCCATCGAATACCTGGAGGAAAGCAAGCGCGGCGCGCCGAACCTGCAGATGGCCGCCGAGCTGGAAGCCTTGCGCGCCCGCAACGCCATCCTCGAGGAAGATCTCGCCGCCAAGAAAGCACACGAGGCCAAGATCGCCGGCGAGTTCGACGCCATGACCGATGCCGAGATCCGCGAATACATCCGGACCAATACCGGCAGCGCCCCGCAGGGCCAGCCGGCCCGCAAGACCCTGATCCGCATGGCGATGGAGTGTCGTCCAGACAAGGCAGCATAACGTGACATTACTTAGCGTGGTCAAGGACGTCTGCGCCGTGGTCGGCGTGCAAGTGCCGACGTCGGTGTTCTCCAACCTTACCGGCAACAGGACCATGCAGGAAATGCTGGCGCTGGCCAATGAAATGGCGCAGCGCATTGCCTACGATACCCGCGACTGGACCGCGTTGAAGGCGACCGCAACCTTTGCCGGCGACGGCAGCACCACGGCTTTCAACCTGCCGGCCAACTACCAGCGCATGCTGCTGACGTCCAACGTCTGGAAATCGACGTCCTACATCACGCCGATGCTGTTCGTGCCCGACACCGACGAGTGGCTCAATCGCCGCGCCCGCGGCTATCAGAACTCGCTCGGCGAGTGGACCATCATCGGTGGCCAGATCCTGATCGAGCCGGCGCTGGCGATAGGCCAGACCGCCTATTTAGCTTACCTCGACAAGAACAGCATCGATCTTGCCAGTGGCGGCAACGGCAACGCCTTCATGGCTGACAACGACAGCTTCGTGCTCGACGAGCGCGTGCTCAAGTTGGGCATGACCTGGCAATGGAAAGCGCAGAAGGGATCACCTTACGCCGAGGACATGGGCACCTACGGCGATGCACTAACCAGCGTGATGGGGCGTGACAGCCCGTCGCCGATCGTCGTCGGCCGCCGGCCGATCAGCTCTAACGCCCGCGTTGCCTATCCCTGGCCGGTGCCGACATGAGCAGACACGAAGCCTTTCGCCGCTCCGCGGTGCCGCCGGAAGTTGCCCAGCAACTGCAGACCATCACGCTGCCGGCGCCGACCCGCGGCATCATTTTGAATGAAAACGAAGCCTTCATGCAGCCGGGGTCGTCGATCATTTGCGACAACTGGGCGCCGACCATGCGCGGCGTCAAATTGCGCGGCGGCTGCGTGCTGTGGGCGACGCTGCCGGAAACCACGCCGGTGATTTCGGCGTTCAAGTTCGCGTCGGGAAATAACCAGCGCATGTACGTCGGTAACGCCACCAAACTGTACGACGTCACCACGATTACGCCGGTCGCGATCAAAACAGGGCAGGCCAGCGGCAACTACGTCGCGAGCCAGATGGCCAACCAGGGTGGCGATCACATGCTGGTCGCCAATGACGCCGGCGATTACATCCTGCATTTCGACGGCACGACCTGGACCACGTTCAACGCCAGCCAGATCACCGGTCCTGCCGGGTCAAGCGTCGTGGCCGGGCACAACCTCACCTACGTCTGGAAATATCGCAACCGCTTTTTCTTCATCGAAGGCGGCACGATGAACGCCTACTACCTTGGCATCAACTCGTTCCAGGGCGCGCTGTCGCTGATCCCGCTGGCGGGTGCTGCCACCAAGGGCGGCAAGCTGCTGTTCGGGGCGACCTGGAGCATCGATGCGGGTGACGGCATCGACGACAAGTGTGTTTTTGTCACCGATCTCGGTGAGCTGCTGATCTTCACCGGCTCCAATCCATCCGATGCCGCCAATTGGCGCCAGGAGGGCCGTTACGAGATGTCGGCGCCGATGGGCATGAACGCGCACCTGTCGGTGGGTGGCGACCTGTTGATTGCCACCGTCGACGGCATCCTGCCGACCAGTGGTGCCATCACCAAGGATCGTGCCGAGCTGGAGCTGGCGGCCATCACCCGGCAGATCAAGCCGATGTGGCGCGACGAGGTGAACGCCAAGCGGTCCTGGGCGTGGACGATGGAGAAATGGGACGAATACGGCGGAATTTTCGTGACGTGGCCCGGTGGCAATCCCGGCAATCAGTACTGCGCGGTGGTCAACGCGGCCACCGGCGCCTGGTGTCGCTTCGTCGGATGGGACGCCACCTGCTTTGTCCGCGTTCGCGGCGACATGTTCTTCGGAACGCAAACCGGCAAGATCATGCAGGCCGATCGCACCGGCTACGACAACGGCCAGCCCTATACCGCGACCCTGGTCGGCGGCTGGGAGATGTTCCAGTCGCCGAGCCAGACCATCACCTGGCGGCAGGCGCGGGCCTCGTTTGCAGCGTCCAACGCCCAGCCATTCCAGCCGCAGTTGTCCGCCACCGTCGACTACGTCGTGACCCTGCCGACGTCGCCGCCGGCCGGTCCGGATCCCGGTGTGCTCGATCTCTGGGACGAGGGCCATTGGGGGCCGGACATGGGCGGACCACCGCCGCCGGTGCCGACGGCACCACAGCGCGCACAATATGCGCAGTGGGACCAGGCCGCGCCGGGTCGGCCGGTGGTCAGGAACACGATGTGGGTGTCGATCGGCATGACCGGGTTCACACACGCGCCCGTCGTTCAAGTCACGGTTGCGCAACAGGCCAAGCCCGATGTCGAACTGATTTCGATCGCGGCGACGTTCGAGCGTGCCGGCGTCAACGTCTAGGAGAATGACATGGCCTTGGGCGATCTGTTTGCGCCGGCTTACATCCGCAGTGACCCCAACTCGGTGCAGCGGGTGAATGACTGGCAGGCGCAAAATTTCGGCATGACCAACCAGGGCGTCGAGGCGACGCGGATCCCGGTCGGGTTCAATACCGGCAATCCGGCAGGCATGGTCGACCCCGAGGCGCTGCGGGTGCTGGCGCAGGGCGGGCCATACGATCTCAACGCGCGACGCAATGCGATCGCGGCGCAAGTGCAGGCACAGCAACAAGCGCAGCACCCAGCGCCACAGACGTCACAACAGGCTCAACAGGCGGCGGCACCGTATATTGCGCCTAACGGCGCAATTGGGGCTCCACCGCTGGCCTACACCTATTACGGCAATACTTACCTGCCGCCGCCCTATCAGGATGCAGGTGCGGGAGGTGCATGATGGCTGACTTTGGCAGCATGAGCGCCGACCAGATCAACGCCTCGATGGGCCTTGGTCCTGGCGGCGTTGGCGACCAGTCGCAATGGATGTTCAACAATCTGTATGGGCCGCAGGGTTTTGGCGGACAGACCGCTGCCTACTCCGCGCTTGGAGCCGCCTACGGTCGCGACACCGGCGGCTTCAATGCTGGCTACGTCGGCGCCGATCCCGGTGCTGATTTCTGGTCGGGCAGCCGCGGCTCTCCTGCCTATACGCCGGATTATGGCGCCAGCCTTCCAGGGCAGCCTTATGGTCCCGGTTATTTTGACAACACGTTTGGTGCGGCCAACTCGCAGCCCCAGCAGACCGGCTTCAGCCCGTACAACACTTATGGCCAACCCGGTAGCACCAGTGCCGGCACCTATGGCGACCCGTTTAGCGGTGGCGGTCATTGGGACATGAGTGCGGGCTGGGTATCGGATACACCGGCGGCATCTTTCAATGACAGATACAGCGCCGCGCCGCCGTTGAACCCTAGCCTTCAGCCGGTTCAGCCTGCCTTGCCACAAGTCATGTACGACGGCGGTTATCCCCAAACGTTCAATGACAGGTTCTCAAACGTCCCGACTACGCCAAACACGCAGCTTCAGATGCCGCAATTCATTATGAACCAGGGCGGAGACACTGGCGGCATTCCCGGCATGCACTACGACATGCGCCAAGGCTGGGTGCCGGACAGCGGAGGTACCAATCTGTATGGCTACCCAGGATCGGGCTCGATCGGTCAGCAGGATGCCTTTGGCGGTGTCCCTTCCCTGACAAGTAGGATGTCCGGGCTGTTCGACCCGAGCGCATACGCCCCGTCGCCGATCAGCCAGCCCTACGGACCTGCTTACTTCGACAATACGTTCGGCGCGGCCAATTCGCAGCCGCAAGGAAATTTCCCCGGCGGTCATTGGGATATGAGCGCCGGCTGGGTCGGCGACGCCGGCGCGCGGTCGGCGGCGGGTTACGACCAAAGCGGGCAGAATGCCAATACCTACGGCTTCCCTGGCTCGGGTGTCGTCGGACCGCAGCAGGATACGTTCTCTGGCTGGCCCTATCAGGGCGGACAGTCCGGCTTCGACTATCGTTTCCCACAGGGTATGCCGCCGGCCGTCGATGTGCAGGCGCAGATACCGCAGGCCATTCAGGATTTACAGCGCACGCTGGGCATCATCGATCGGTCAACAGCTGGCGGTCAGGGCACCGGAAGCCACTACGACTTGAGCATAGGATGGACACCCAATGGCTGATGTCAACGCAAACCGCGACGCCGTTGCGCAGGCCCTCATGGAGCCGAGACACTATGACCTGAGTGTCGGCTGGGTGGGTGGTGACGGGCAGCCGGCGCCCAGCGCGCCACAATATTCGCCACCGCCACAGCAGGCCGCGCCACAGCCCGCCCCTGCGCAAGCAGCGCGACCCTCGACCGACGAACTGCTCTACAAGTATTTCGGCTCGCAGGGCATCCCGTTGCCGCAGAACCGTGGCGCGAGCGGCGTCGTCAGCCCCTTCAGCCTGACGCCGCAGCAGCAGGCGGCGCTGGCGGGCTATGACGCCGAGAGCGGAGGTTCCATTCCGCAGGGCGTGCCGACCGGGGGCCTCGCCCCGCAGCAGCAGCCTTGGAACCCGGCTTATTATGCGGCAGGCGGGGCCTCGCCCAGCGTGGCCCGGACCGGTGGCACGCATTACGACCTTAGTGCCGGCTGGGTCAGCGACTTCGCGGGCGGCGGCAGCAACCCGCCCGGCAGCGGGCCGCCGCAGCAGGTTCCCATTCAAGGCGGCAACTACGACATGGGCGGCAGCGGCGGCGGCAGTCCGGAGTACGGCCCCGGCGGCCCGACGCCGTACCAGCCCGGACAGTCCTACGGCCCCGGCTACTTCGATAACACCTTTGGCAGCGTCGCCAACAGCGGCGGCACCAGCTTCCAGCCCTATCAGGGCAATCCCTTCTACATGCCGCAGCCGATGCAGGGGCAAACGCCCTATCAGGATTACTTCGGCGGTGGCGGCGGCTTCGGCTCGTCCGGCTTCGGGCCCTACGGCGGCAGCAGCTACTCGGGACAACCCGGCTACGGCCTAGGCATCGGCTCGATAGGAAGCACCGGCGTCGGCGATGCCTACGGCACGTCGGGAGGCGGCCCGATGTACGGCTACGGTGGACTGACGGGATGGGATGGCGGATACACCTTGGATGCCGGGGTCGGGGGAGGCTACTGATGCTCGACTACGTCTACGGCCACGACGACATCATCTCGCGCTTTGTCGCCAGCCTCGTGCCGGCGT